ATAGATCTGTGAATGCCATCATAGCATTGATAATACGTGCTGACGGTGCTGATACTAAAACTCTCTCAGCATCATCCGCTTCGATCACTCTCAATACTGTCTCAGCATCAATGTCTGCTACCTCTTCACGTGTTCTTACAGTGTCCACTGTGTGTACATTTACTGTCGGAGGTATGATAGCACCACAATCAAGTAATTCATCTGCTGTTACTGTGATCAAGTTGTTACCATATACATCAACATTATTCATGCCACGCTCGTGCTTTGCTGACATTTTAGGTGTAGCAGTGAAGAAGTATTTACGACGTGATTGTGAAGCGACTTCACTTGTAGCCTCAAAAAAATTGCGTTGCGTAGTGTTGTGTGCTTCGTCACAATAGAAAGTGTCTACGAAAAACTCGTTATTTGCTATCTTGTGAAGACTATGATATGTAGTGAATAGTATTACATGAGCACCGAATGTATGAGCACTGCTTACAAACTTCATGATGTCATCCTGTGATGTCACTGAGTAGAATGGAGAGTCACCACTGTGTACACTACCAATCTTGTAGTTAGATACACTGTTGAGTATCTCATTGAACTCATTAGCAAGTTGTAGTGCTAACATAATACGTGGAGCAGCAACTACAGTAAGTGTAGGATAGTCACTCTGAACTAACTGAGTACGTAAGTCCTCAATCATACAAATAGTCTTACCACCACCTGTAGGAATATAGACAGTACCATGCTCATTAGCATATAGTGCGTCGATAGTTCTCTCTTGATGTGGTCTGAGTGATAACATAGCATCCTTGTTGTTATCACTATTATAATGTAATTTGATAGTCAATTCATGTCCTAGTGTACACTTATTCTATTGTCACAACACCTTCGTAGATTGCCCTGTTAGCAATATATCTCTCCCATGCTCTCGCATCTATCTCCCATGGTTCATCCCAATACTTAGTGAAGGGAGACACCACTTTCTTATTCCATGTGCTACTACCATCTGCCTTTTGTTTCCACTCTCCCTTGACACGTTGTTTCACGTGTACCATTTCATGTGCGAGTGTGACTAGGTAATCCCATTTACTGAGACCATAGTGTACATGTATTTCAAAGAACCGAGGACGTGTAGCACTGTCGAGGCATAGCATCTGACCGTACATACATTCTCTCTTTAATCCCTTGGTTACAACATGGAAGTCAAGTTTATACCGTTTGCCGATATACTTGTCCACGAACCAATCAATGAAGGAGTCTGTGATAGTGACTCTGCGATGATGACCCGAATAGAAGATAGAGTGAGACATAACCAGTGTAAAAACCAAATAAAAGAAACGACGAATGCTAACCTCATATTACTCTTCATACTCCCCCTTCAATATAACTAACTTTCTATACAACTCGACCCCATCAATGTTCTTGGGTTCCTCTGCTTCCATCATTAGACCAAGCAGATAGTCTATTTCAGCAGACTCAAGTGGTCTTCTGATTATCATAGGTGTGATCATAATAAAATCCTCGTTAGTTTAATTGTAACGCATTAAAGTCCAGTGGTGTGAACTCAGTGGGCACTTCGGCAACCGAACACCTCTCTTCTGCTATTCTAACATACTCTGGTTCTTTTTCAATACCTATGAATGACCTCTCTGTTGGTAGAGTTGCCACTCCTGTAGTTCCTGACCCGCAGAATGGGTCGAGTACAGTTCCCTTCTCAGGGCAATAGATCTTAACCAACCACTCCATCAATGCTACTGGTTTAACAGTAGGATGATCATTGTTCTCTCCCTTCTCCTTACGTGTGGCACGTGGAGCATAGAAATACTTTTGATGTTCTGGTTGTACATTACCCACTATGTTGCTTGGGTATCTGCCTTTTGGATTAGCATCTACCTTACCAAACTCCTTCTGTGTGCCTGTAGTCTTACCATCCTTACCGAATGTCCTACGCTTGACACCTCCTGCTACCCATCCTGTTGGTGGTTTACCATCCCAAGGTACACGTGCGTCCTCTATATTGATCTTACCCACACCATACTTGGCATAGTTATTCTCAATACTACCTTCACATGGTCTCTGTGCTACCACAATAGGTTCATGTGCGGGTTTGAGTCTGTTAGTCTTAGGCATCTTGGTAGTTACCATCCACATGATCTGATCTTTGATCTCAAATCCTGCGTCCTCTACGTTCACTGCCATCCTATGATATAACTGTGGACTACAGAATGATAACAGGAAAGCACCAGGTTTCAGTGTCCTGTATACTTCCTGCCATAGTTCAACTGTAGGCACACTATAATCCCAGTGTTCCATACCCATACCATATGGAGGGTCAGTGATACAACAATCAAATGAGTGGTCATCCCACCCATCTAACTCTGCCTTGGCATCATTTGAAGAAATTAAATACATTCTGTTCGCATGTAGTTCTGTCCTTATGTGTAAAGTAATCAGTATATTCTGACGTACCACTCTGTATGTACATCTCTCTTAGATAGAAATCAAATCCTCTATCATCCTGCCACTCTGGTAGTGCTTGATAACGTACGAGTACATCTTTCATTTCTAATAACATTCTATCATATAATTCTCTCTTGTCCAAGGTGAGTATGTCATCACCCCAGAACAATGTAGTTTCATTATACTTCTGACTTGTGAATACATACAGACCATCTGCGTGTGGTCTACCACTGTTGTACATTGGTTTAGCATTCTTGTTAGATTTACACTCTAGGTTAATAATACCCCATCGTGTAGGTATCTCATAATCAGGATAGTTTTGAGTACCATTGGGTTGATAGGTATAATGTATACCATAATCATCTAGTAACTCTCCTACTCTTGCTTCATGGTCATCACCATTTGCCCAAGGTAGTTTCTTGAGTTGATTCAAGAAATCTACCATACGTGTACCATCTAGCATAGGTGTTGTACCACCTACATTGTTTAGTTTCATCATGAGTATGGACTCACAATAGTATCTCCCTTACGTGGATATGCTGCCACCTCTGGGTCTGGGTCTAACCACTTGACATACTCTCTGTCTTCAATACAACAATCTAGTTGTGCTTGACTATCGAGATAATACATGTCGTAGTATCTCTTTTGTATGTCATTGAACTTTTGGATACGGAAGTCAGGTGCTCCGTTCTCCTCTAGTAGTCCTTTTTGTACGAAGCGATAAGGATAACGCTCTAAGATTACTTCAGTTTTAGTCACGTGTTTTACCTCCATTTACATGTATAAGTGACCACCCGCCCAATCAATTTGATCAGGGTCGTGTAAGAACTCTCTGTCCTTGATGATTCTCATGTCAAATCTGACATGTTTAGCAGGGTTCTGCCAAGATGCTGCCTTGTATACCTCTCCAGTATGCTTGTCAATGAATGCGTGTACAGAACCAAGTCTGAATCTGTTGTCATCTTCATCAAATGTCTGATATACAATCTTGAAGTACTTGCGTCCTTCAAGTGCTTTCCATGTGTAGAGATATCTTGCGTCTCTAGTCTTGACATTACGTAGTTGATCAATAGCATGATCAGTGTATCTACCTTCAGAGATCATTCTCTGATATGTGTCAACCTGATGGTTGTAGAAGTTGTCATTGAGAGCAGTGATGTAGTCTGCTGTCCACTCTTTAACTTTTGTGTCTTGTAAGTTGCTCATAGCTCCTTGATTTGTATATTCTTATTATAGAGCCTAGTCAACTGAGATGGGAAATTAGTGGACACTTTTTTAACTGTCCACTGGTGTCACATATCAAATGGCAACTTCGTAGGTATAGCCTTGAGCCGTTTTTGGATCAGTGATCCGTACTGCTCATTGAGCTCACACCCGATATAACTGCGATCATGTTGCTTAGCCACCATAGCTGTAGTTCCTGATCCCATAAATGGATCTAGAATAGTGTCGCCTTTCTTGCTTCCTGCGAGTATACATGGTTCAATCAACTCTGGAGGGAAACAAGCAAAGTGTGCTCCCTTGAATGGTTTATTTGTTACTGACCAAACATCTCGTTTATTTTTCCGTTCATAAGACTTGGTAAGACCACTATGAGGTTGAAGGCCAGTGCCAGGATTATGGTACTTACCGCTTGTCCTGTCTCGTTTACCCCAGTCTTGCTTAACTGGTTCTTTGATTGCTTCGTTGTCATAATAATACTTACGTTGTTTACTTAATAAAAATATGTACTCATGTGATTTAGTACATCTATCCCTCACACTCTCAGGCATAGGGTTTGGTTTGTGCCATATAATATCCTGACGTAGATACCATCCATCTGCCCGCAATGCGAAAGCAAGCATCCATGGTATACCTATCATGTCCTTCTCTTTCAGACCATCTAGTTTGTTTGCTCTTCTATTACACTCTTCTGGTAGGTCTTGATTTGTTCTACTTACTGTTTGTTTAGGTAGTCCACCTGTGCCTGGTCTGTAATTATAATAGCTATCACCTATGTTCACCCATAGTACACCATCATCTGCGAGTACATCACGTACCTCACGAAATACCTCTACCAGTGATTGAATAAACTCTTCTGGTGTCTCTTCTAATCCTATTTGACTATCTTGTCTAATAGCACCACACTTGGGGCACACTGTTTTGTAGATAGCATCACCCACACCTGACATTTGATCATGGTTCTTATGTCCAGTGATACAATGATCAGGATTAACCTTTGAGTCTCTCATGTGATTACAGTTAGGGTCACCACCTATCCATGTTGCTGTGCCATAGTCACGTAGACCATAGTAAGGAGGTGATGTCACACACATCTGAGCACTGCCACGTGGGAACTGTTTAAGTGTCTCCTTACAGTCACCAAATAATATAAGATCTTTCACCAGATTTCTTCCTCGTCAGTCCATGTATATGTGTAGTTGTACTCATCCTCTTCATCGAACTCTGCCTTATCATACTGCATCATACGATATCCCTGTGCAGATCCAGCCCTGATATTGCTGTCTCCTTCATTCATAGACCACACCCATTGTAACCACTCTGTGATTTCATGGTCTGGGAGTGTCTCCATCATATGATCTAATAAAAATTCAAACTGAGCACGTGACAGGTGCTTATGCTTGATTCTTGGCATTACGTTCTCTAAGTATGATTTTATTGTCGATCCACATACTAATATAATCAGTTATGGTCTCTTCAATGTTTACTTTATCTAACCAGAATTCTACCACATATCCTGAGTTTAGCAACTTAAGTTTACCCTTACGTTTAACTAGGTATGGTTTTCCTGCGTTTATGATGTCTCCATCATACCACATATTCTGCGTTGCGACAACCACCCTGTCCGTACGGTCAAATAATATCTCACTGTCTACCTTCGTTACCTTTCTATTATAATATCCCAGTGCGTCACTGCCAGGATCAGGTCCTATACAAATAGCACTAGCATTATCAGTCAGTGCTGTGAGTCTAGTCATCCCTGCCATTTTATAGTTTAAATATGTCCCTGCCTTGTACATCAGCATGTGTGGTACTCCTGCTGTCTCTGACATCCACATACCACTGGTAAATAACAGACACCTGTTATGTAAATAGAACTTATCTAAGTATGCTCTAGCTGGCATGTGTTCTTCATGTCCAGTCATTTCTAGTTTATTATATACTCTCTCCAATACATCACTAGGAACCTTGATGATCTTACTCTCAGGGTCGTCTCCTATGAATTTGTATCCTTTATGTACGTTGTTATAATATAAAACTGTAACCTCATGACCGAAGTCTTGGATTACTTTCTCACTCAACATATAATCCTTTCTCGTTACTGTATTTGTATTCTTTAGGCACTCTGTCCACAAATTCAATCAGTCCATCCTCGAACTGTTGTAACCATTGTCTGCCCGTAGCAACGGGATCAATATTATTTGTTGTGAACTCAATGAGCCATGTTGGTTTAGTTACATTGAATGACTGCCAGTCCATGACTGTACACTTGAATGCCATGTGTCTCTTCAATAGAAATCCTTGAATGTAACAATCTTCTGTTGGTACTATTATACTCCCTTCTGTCTCTGGTTTGAATCTACCACTGGTCTCAAATTTATATACTGTCCTCTGATAGTTTGTAGCATCCATAGGTCCTACACATACTGAGGATCCATCTTTCTCTACACTTGTGAGTCTAGACACACCTGGCATTTTAAACTGTGAGTATGCTCCTGCGTGGTATAACAGACTGTGATCAGGCATGTTGAGTGCATCTGTTCTCCACTGTGATGTGAATAGTACTGTCCTATGATGTACTGTAGCATGATCATAACCATACTTACGTAGCAATGCTTCGTTAGTTGCTACCTTACCACTAGGATTTTTGGTGATCCAGTCAGCTAGTAAATCAAACTCTGGTTTCACCTCTGTTATATCAGGGTCGTTACCAAATATCTTTTTACCTTGACGAGCACTCACACATGATAATATCTCAAACCCATGTTGTTCGATCTTCTTACCGAACCCATACGCTGCTATATCATATGATTTATTAGTGGTAATATCATACATTAGCTATTCAATTCTTTAATAAGGTTTTCAAACTGGTAGTCAAAGTCATCTTCATGGAAGATAGTTGTGATCCTACTCTCTGTGAGTAGTGGATCAAAGTGATTTGCTCTCTGTTTGTGCATCTCTGTTAGATGTGACTCTAGTTCAGTCGCTGTGACTGTCTGCTCCTGCGTTACAATAGTATTACATGAGTTCAGCTGTACTGAGCTGTCTGACTCTAGATTCTTCTGCTGTAGTACAGCATCAAATACCATCTTTGCTATTTGTAGACGTATTGGTTCCTCTGTGTTGAGGTTCCATGCATCGATAAGCAAATCATCTGGTTGAGTTGTTAACTCACTACAGTTGATTGATACTTTTATTTGTTTCAGTTCATCATCAACTTCAGTGATAGTAAACTTCACTGAGTCTGCACCATATACTTTGAACTGAGGTTCTTGTGTTAGTTCTGATTGTGCCATTAGTTTCCTGATCTACCTCTACGGTCTCCTGTTGCTACCCATGAATATACATAGGACGCTCCATCTATATAGTACCCACTGTTACCGTTGGAACCTGAGTTACCACCTGAAGCATTTTGACCAGGATTACCACCTTTACCACCTGAGTTGGATCCACATCCATTTCCTGATCCACCATTACCACCTGAGTTGTAGCTACCATTGCTACCACCTTGACGGCCAGCACCAACTGGTACACCAGCTCCACCGCCACCTCCACCACCAGAGGCTGGGTTGTAATTATATCCTGTACCCTGTGCGTAACAGTTCTTACCACAGTTATAGTTGTAATAGTATGTACCTACACACTGACCGTTGTTACCACCACGGCCACCACCGCCACCTCCCCACATATTACCGTTGTTCTCGATGAATACTGGAGTTCTAGTATATAATGCTGTTCCTGCTGACTGTCCACCACTACCTATATTACCACCATTACCACCATATCCTGCTATTCTTCTATTACTATCAATCTTGATGTACACACGTGAGTTAGTACCAAAGTTACCTATGTATACGCCAGGATTACCACCAGCTGTACCTGTGACATGTATCACACCACGTATTCTATCTCCATTATTATATGTCCTGCCCAGTGATGGTGACTGATAACCACTGTTAGATAACCATGTGCCTAAGTTAAATGTTGAGGTACGTGTACCACTTAGAGTTACATAGAATGTAAATACATTCTCTGCATCATGGAACTTTCTCCATGAACCACCAGATTTAACATATGCCTGTTTGACTGTACGCCATGACCCACCTGACTTGACTGATAACTGGTCAACCCATCGCCATGTGCCACCTGATTTTATACGTGAGTGTAGGGTAGGACTAAGATAGTTCGCTATCCCTGCATCATAAGGTAATCCCATAATTAATATCTATACCATACGTCTCCATTGCTACCACCACTAGGGTTGTTAGTAGAGACTGTTCTTGATCCGTATGCGTTGGATCCTGATCCGATTGTTAGTGTTAATGAACCTGTGCTTGAGTTTAAACTTATACTTGACCCTTGGTTGCTGACTGCGAGAGACGTGACTCCGTTGTTAGTAATAGTAATAGTATTAGCACCATTGGAAATGCCAATAGCAGTACCACCTGTAAGAGTGTTAAGAGAAAATCCACTTGATGAAGCTATAAGTAACTGACCATTTGATAGTGACGAGGTGTTTATACCTGTACCACCATATGCTCTATTGATTATACTACCCTGCCATGTACCAGTTGAGACAGTACCTATCGCTGATAGTTGGGTAGCTGAGGTTAAGTTGCCTAGTGTATCTATAGCACTTTCGATAGTTGCTTCTGTTGTAGCATCTATACTATCAATACCTTTTAATGAACAACTACCACCACTGTCTGAGATAACATTGGTTGAGCCGACTGTCAAGTCACCACCACTGATAGTTAAATCACCAGTCAGTGAGAAGTTATTTCTTATGGTTGTAGTACCACTGGTAGCACCTAGTGTTAAGCTAGTTGCTGCTCCACCTATGTTTAGTGTGGTTGCTGTGCTATTGATTAGGTTGAATGTGCTCTGGTTGGTTGTTATATCACCACCATACACTGCTACATCATTAGAGAATGTAGCCTGATTAGTTACTGCTAGTGTACCACCCAGTGTTGTAGCACCTGTACCGACTGATAATCCACCATTAGATGTGATATTGATACCCAACCCGTTGGAGAATGTTAAATCACCCGTAGCATCAGAGTTGCCTGAGCCACCTGTGATGTTTAGATTACCTGTGTCAGTCAGTCCCTGCTTGACCCAATAGTTACCATCCCAGTACCATCCTGTGTAGTATCCACGTGTGGGTAGTTCTAATAGTTTCCAGTCACCATCGTTTGCTGATCCAGTACCAGGCGATGATCCAACAACGTCAATGTTTTTACTTGACTCACCTGTCTTACCGACTGTTATGTCAGCACAAGTGACTCTATCATTAATTGTAGTCTCACCCTGTACAAGGAACTTACCTTTAAATTCTGTTGTTAGAGTATTACTCTCAATGGTTATCTTATCCCTTACAATGATCTCATCAAATGTAGGACGTAAGTTTGCTGTCTCACCAACAACTGATAACACTGGAGTGTCTAGTGATTCCTCTTCACCTGTAACTGAGCTGATACGTGTGTTACCTATGAATAGGTCACCATTACTGTTCAGTCCAGAGTAGAATGCGATACCACCCTCTTCCTTCTGTGACTGTGCTAATAGTATTTCATTCTCTGTAAGAACTCTGTTCTGTACTGAAGGTAGACCAGTTGAATAGTTACCTGGTCCGAAACCAACGTATTCAAATGTATGGTTACCTGATCTTAAGATACTAGGTCGTCTGACCTCTAGGTCTGTACCACCTGTAGCATTCAGTGGTATCATTCTGAGTGACAGATCTAATTCTTCTGCGTCACCATCACGTGCTTCTAGTGTGATGTAGTTAGCAGTAGCAGGGTCAGCTGAAGCATAGTTGACGTAATTATTTTTCTGTTCAACAATATAATCAGATACTATTTCTTTAGTAATAGATCTTGATAAGTCCTCAGCACCACTACCATCTGTTGTAGTAACAAGTCCAACAATAGTATTAGATGCGACTGAGGTTGCCTTGAGTGGATCCTCTGTTGGGTTGTCCTTATCTAACTGTGGATATAAGTTGTTGATATTTTGAGAGAAGGCAAAGTTACTGAGGTTACCATTAGACGGACTGATCTTACCATTTAGCATGGTTAGATAATATATACCGTTCTGTGCTCCTGACTGTAGTGGTGTTACTTTCTCAATGTCATAGATGTAGTAAACTTTGTCGTATGACTGTCCAGTAGCAACGTTTCTGGGCTGAATAATATAACCGTTGATTGGGTCTCTCGATAGAACTGAGCTGTCTACCTCATATCTAAATCTATATGTTCTGTCTCTAGATGACCTGTTGTCTGGTATTCTCATCATATATGATGCACCAGTAAACAGTGACGTTGCATAGAATGCTTCGTTACCTAGATGATAGTGTATACCATAGGATGTGTTGCTGCTAGTCGCTGCTGTGATTCTTACATACCATGTGTTGAGCTGATCATCAAACTGTAGTGGATGATTAGGGTCGCCAGGTACAAAATTCTGTGTGGTTATGTTAGTGAAATGAACATCAGATACACTAGCACTACCTGTTGGTGTGATATTAGTATAGTATGTCTTAGGTGTTGATCCATCAATCAATGACACATACAATACATCATTGATACGAGCACCAAGGTTGTAACCCTGTAGTTTATATGGAGGTTTAGTTGCCTCTGAGTTATATCCATAGAGATATAATCTTGTGTCTACATCTCCAATATACGACCACGTGACTCCACCGTCAGATCTGGCAAGAGGTGCGGTATCCCATGTGGGAGGAGTACTACCAGTAGTACCACCAGTAGCAGTATAATACGCTTTACCACCATAAACTACACTTGTATTTGCTGAGAGAGTTGTTGAGCTAGACCATGTATTCTTAGCAGTGCCGACTGTTCTACTGCTGTTATATTTTATCTTCTGTACGTCTAGAGCTATGTAACCAACAGGTATCTCATCTATGCTACCACTGTAGACTGTTGAACCAGTCACTGTGCTACCACGATATCCTCTGTTCAGTGTAATAACACCATTGGTTGCCACACTCTCAACCATATATGATTCAGTGGAATCAATAGCACCAATACGTATGAACTGGTTAGCAGTCAGCCCATGTTGAGCATTTAGTGGACTAGGTGTGACTGTCCTGTTGTTTAAAGTAGCATTGAAAGTATATCCTGCTACTGCTGTATATGTTCTAGTTAATTTTTTAGGAGGTATGACGTGTGTGACCTTACCAGCTTTATCCTGTGTAAATGGTAGTGTCTTAAATCCTTTCGCTCTTAGAGCTGTTGATCCGAAGTTAGAGTTAGAGTTGGTAATTGACTGGTCGCCACCGCTAAGGGCAACGAAATGATCAGCAAAACCAACAGCGAAAACAGAAACTGCCTGAATAACTGCATCATTAGAGCACTTGACGTGGAAGTTTCGGTAGCTCGGTCTGTAAATACTGTCGCCATCTGTATGATTACCCGCTATGTACGTTGAACCATCCCATTTAATGAAAGCATTGTCGTCTTTCTGCAGTGATACTCCAGTGAACTGAGCAACAACCATAGATTTGAATCCAGTTGCCTTAGCACCATCAGCATGCATACCACATGTACCCCACGTTGATCGTAGAGATATGTTGAATATGTATGGTGACGCTGAGTCAACGTTATCAATCTCAACTCGTACTGTAGAACCAGTAGCAGTTGGGTTGTTAGCAGGAGCAGCCTGCGTGGGGTCTTTAATTATATATCTGAAGGTTGTTGTGGTTGGTACTTCTGTAATAAAATATGAACCGTTAAATCTACCAGCCACAGCCCCTGAGACACCTTCGATTTGAACTGGCGTTCCGTTAGAAAATCCATGAGGAGTTGTTGTTGTTACCTCTGCTGTTGTAGTATACACACCACTGTTGATGTAGTCTGTGACTATACTACTGATAGTAATAGGACCTGAGGTATTAGGACCTACAATTCTGTTCTCCTCGACTCTCTTCTGGAACTCGTCAGCTGCTGTGACTCCAGTAGTGTCAGGGATATCATCAAATGCTTTTGCTACCTTCTGATAGTATAAGTCTAGGTCAGTGATAGTAAGAGCATTGCCCAGTGTGTCATTGACTGTGCTCAAAACATTTTTACCATCAGCATATTCAAAGCAACACAATTTGTGATGAGAATATGTTGGAGGTGTTGATGCTGTAGGTTGAGCAGGGTCAGTATATACACCAGTGTTAGGACCATCAAAGAAACTAAACTGCCAGAAATAACATCCACCAGTCACACGGAAGATAGCTGACCTTTCGATTGATCCAGATGCAGGATCAGGAACATATAGTGGTTTTAATTTAGTCTTTCTAAGATCCATACCCACGAGGGATGTACCTCTTGGGATAATGATACCACCTTCTACACTATTAAACTTGTAGAGTATGTTGTTAGGGTTAGGTGTACCATCAGTATTCTGTAAATCTAAGTCAGATGCACTGCTTAATATGGGTATATCGTCGTCTATAAATGCTTGTCCAGATGTATTTGTACCTGGTCTATTATCTAGTACATACTCTGAAGGATATAATACTATAGTAAATGACTCGAAAGCATCGTTGAACTGTCCAGTACGATATGAGAATCGTGCTGACTCAACCAGTGCTCTTTGTATTGACTTGAATGGTCTGTTAGGACTATTACCTCTGTTGTCAAAAGAATCCGATGCGTCGAAATCGTCTGGGTTGACGTATATACAACGACCTGTCTTCGAGGTAAAGACATTCTTTAGTCTAGTTAGTGCCATTTAGCTAATAGTTACGCTTTCTTCAAATCCTATAAAATTAAATGCTACGCCAGCTGACGCACTCACGTAAAGGTTCTGCCACTGCTCAAGTACCAGACCTGTCAAACTCACTTCAGAATTGTTTGGGATTGGGTATGATTTTAAGATCTTGTTCTGATCATTACTGTATGTCACAGCAGATATAATAATCTCTGGTACACTGCCTGTTGTTTGCTTCCACTCTGCTGTCACGTTTGTACCACTCTGATTGGCACTATTATATAATGTCACTGTGGATAGTGAAGGTAACCACTCATAACCTCTTGATGAGACTGATAGTTGTCCTGCTCCACCGATACCAGACATTCTCTGTTGTGTTGGCTCAGTATAATATAATGACTTCACGTTGTTAATGACTGTATCATTTTGAATCAATAACTGACCTGTTAGTCTGTCATAGAATATGACTCTACCGTATGTACCAACGTATGAGTCAGTAATAGTTCCACTACCACCGCCTGCACCAGTTATTGTCATGGTAGTAACTGTGGTTGGCCATGATCCTACGGGTAGTTCATACCATATCTTGAGGTTATTCAAGTCCCATGCTACTACCTTAGCTGTCTGTGTACCACTAGGACCTCCAGTGATAGTCAGTGTTTCACCAGGCACGTAGTTTGTACCGTTGTGACTTGAGATAATAACATATGAACTGGTAACCTTTGAGTTTGGTGCGAAACTAAACTCTGAGAAGTTAGACACAGTGGGAGACTGTGAGCCAGGAGCAGCAAACTGTATCTGCTCTGTATAGTCTTGAATAGCAACGTCTACTGTAGCAGTAGCACCAGTTGTATTCATCATCCTAAGTGAACCACTTGTTAAAGTAGCACTAGGAGTTGTGTACATAGGGAAATCAGCACGTACTAACCCGTTAGGATTACTCGCGGGATCCACATATGCATTCGTATATTTTGTTGTAGCGGACTGATAAGACGCTAGTACACCATTAGCCATTGATTTTAAGAGTAAGCGTGGAAAATAACTTTTGTTCTGCTCGTAGCAGAGATAGTGTCAGCAGTGATCGTCTGAACTGCACCGTTGATGTCTGTTAACTTCAACCGTTTAGCATGTACAGCACCACCAACTTGGTTGACTGAATCTGTCTCAGTAACATAGAAATCACCGTCAACGTTACTGTCACCATCGACATCAAATCGTTTAGTTGGACTCTTATTGATACCAACCTGACCATTTGCGTCAATAGTCATTTCAGTGGTTCCATCATATTTGTTGAACTTCATAGGAGTAGCATCTAGTCTCCTCTGAAATACAAATGCTGAGGTGTCACCACCAATAAGTTGACTGCCTGTAAAGTATATATCTCCTCCAACTTCGAGCTTATATGCTGTGGGGGTTATATCTATACCTACACGATCATTTGTGTCGTCTAGTATGAATGTGCCATCATCAAAATTAACTGATCCAGTTGTAACTAGATTACTTACTGAACCTATCTGTCTGATTAAACTAAGGTTACCTGTGTGGATAATCTCGTTCTTTGTCTCTGTAGAAGTGGCATGATTATATTGTCTGTACTGTAGTCCACCACCAAACGTAGTGAAATTAATAGTAGCAGAGGTATAGTCTTGTCCTCCTGCATCTATAGTAACAGATGATAATTCACCATTGATTACTACAGGAGTAACAATAGCATCAGAACCATCACCAACTATGACTGCTGTTAATGATCCACTAATATTAGCACCAGGATCTGTGATAGTAAACCCTGCTACCGCACCATTAGTAATATTTACAGTTACATCAGGCATTGTATAAGCGATACTTGCTATTCTCATACCATACGTGTAGTTGGTTGAGCTATAGTCTGTATCTTGGTCATAATACTTCAAATCAAGATACCTTGACGCTTGGTCTGTAGAGACTGCTAAGTCTGCTACGTCTCTTCCTGCGTTTGTATCTTGACTTGTATCAAAAAACTTTAACTTTTTATATGTCCCAGTACCACTCGTTTGATTGATAGTTATATCATCAGTCGAGGTTGTGGCAGCATTTATAGTGACTGGGTTGTTCAGTGTTGCGTTAGCGTTGAATGTAGATACAGCTGCGACAGTCAGTGTATCATTATTGTCAGATCCTATGGTTGAGTTACCATCAACCTGTAAGTTACCAGACAATGTAAGGTTGACACCTGTCAAGTCACCTGTGAATATAGGTGATACAAGTGTCTTACTGGTAAGTGTTTGAGTTGATGATGTAGTAACTACGGTATCAATGTCAACACCTGCATCAGGGAAAACAAAAGTTCTAGTTGTCCCTGTGGGTAGTTGAGTGGCAGAAAATTTTATTATCTTACTGTTGTCTGAACTGTTAGGTACAGTAAACACAGAGTCATTAATAGCAATAGTGGAGTTGAATCTAATCAATCCAGTACCTAGTGCTTGGAATGTCAAGTCTAGGTTAGAGTCTGCTGAGTCTCTAGCAGATAATACAAGTGAAGTTGATTGCTTCTCAAGTAATAGTTTAGAATCACCGAGTGATATACCCAGCTCACCTTGAGTTGTTGAATATAGTCCAGTTGCTGTCTTCTGGTCAAATGCTAGACCAGGCTGGTTCTGTGATCCACCAGGCACTGCCTTAAAAATGGATCCTACTTCGCTCTTTTTATTTGTATCTACTGGGTCAGAATTATCAAGCAACAGAAGGGTATCTGAAGGTGATACTGTAGTCAGTAGAGTCAGGTCTGATATCTTACGAGTTGCCACACGTACCCTACATTAAGTTCTCCATTTATTTATACGCTTTATCAAAGATAAAAGGTCCGTACTTCGATCCCCATGTCTGTTTACCCTCTTTATCGTACCCTCTGTCCACCACTGTGTACTTATCTTTCTCTAATATTGCTTCAGATCTAAGGTATCCTTCGTTGACCCATGCACTCTTATAGTTCCTTCCTATGTACTTATCTCCCTCCTTACGGAAGTGTATGTCTGCTACAGGATTGAGTGCTATGATCTCATCATCTCTCTGTATTATTTCTATCTCCTTGCGTCTATACTCCTCTCCATTGTGTTTATATCTCTGACGTGACAGGAACCTAGTACCATCTAGTCTAGTGTGTGATAGTAATACATGAGCATAGTAAGACGGCCAACTGGATGCCTGTGACCAGTTGTTATACTCTCCCTCAAACCACTCAAGAAATTCTTCAAGCATTGAACTTGATTGCTAACGTAAATCTATACAATGGAGCAGCAAACGATTGCTGTCGAGCTGCGTGTGGTATAGTGCTGTCAAATATAATTATTCTGCCAGGTTTGTATGGTGTACAAAATTCTACTTCTTGTGCGTCATCACCTAACAGTATAGTTTCACCACCCCACTCGTGCTTCCACTCTCTATTCATATAGTATAGCAGAGTTTTGTCTCCCTTGCGTGAACTGTCCACATGTACATCAGGACTCTCACTATGAATACCACAGTTGATGTATGCTGTCTCTACATTAGCAGGAACATAATCATCAAGGAACCCTGCGATACCATCAGTAAAGAAGTTCTCTACCACCCATTTCTGATCCAAATATGATACTGGTTTCTGTGTCTTTATATCTTGTACGTCATACTTATTACTACCTACCAGTCTATATGGTAGTGAACATGCTTCTACATATAGGTTGATCTGTTGTTGTAAAGGTATCAGATCATCTATAATTATAACCTCACCATTAGATAGTTTCATCGGAACTTCAAGTTAAATCCTATACTGATACGATCTGTCTCTGATTGGTTTCTTTCTACGTGATGTCTAAGATGAGCAGGGAAGATTAAGCAACGACCAACAGTGGGATGGAACCACATACTATCATGGTATCCTTTCTCCTCTTTGATCTCTTCGTCTAACTTCCAGTTATATCTAAATCTTGCGTTCTCATCTTCAAACACGATATCACCACAATTAAATGGAGTTTGTAAATACAAGACACCAGAAAAGTCCACACCCAAATGAGTGTGTGAATAATTATAATCGCCTGTCTTGTTTACACTCGCCCACATACTATTAATAATGAATGGAGCATCACTCAGATTTCTCATAGAGTGTGCTATGTGAGCATATATTAGTAAAGAATGTTCAAGGAATGATTGCTGTTCGTGTAGATTATACTCCGAGTGCCATCCTGCTGAGGATGAGTTGCCTTCATGGTACACACTGTGCTCATAATGTTTTTTAACCCACTCTAATAGTTCGGGTCTAAAGTCAAACTCACTGACTAGCAGTGGTGTCGGAAATAACGAAACGATCATTCTTCAGTCTTTTTCAATCTCTTACGAATAAGTTTAGCATACTGTCTCTCAGCAGGAGACCAGTTTTGCTTGTCTTTAATAATTTTCTTGGCGGTTTTTCGGATGTCTTTCTCCGAGTTTTGCATTAGTATCTTTTTGGTATTTTGTGGTATGGTGAATTATCTTCATTGTCGTTAAACAAATCGTCGTTGATATCCTCTAAGAGAATATCCAACTCAAATCCCTCTTCTAAAAGGTAAGAACTACCTTTATATAGGTCTTCATTAGATAAATGAGGTTTTTCCTCAGCAATACTGACTGTCTGTAGGTTGTCAGGTGTGTCATCCTCATCAAATGAGAATGCTATACCATTTATAAAGTATACCTTACAGACACCTATTCCGTCAATAGTGCGAAACTCCTTGTATAGTTGAGTTATCTCTTCCATAAAAAATCAAAAGGGCATTTGTTTTCTTTCTCCTCTTCCTTCCTCAATCTTTGTTTGATGAGGTTCCATGAGAAGTTTTTGTGCCAGTCTTTGAGCCACAAGCTTTGTAGTTGTCGCTTAAGCACTTCTTTAGGGATTGATCGTTTTTCAAGAGTGAATTTGACATCTCTTGTTCTTTGGCTAGAGAATCTAACATAGCAAAGCGGGGATCCTTTTTCGAGCCAGATGTTTTGGTCATAGTTCCTGATAGTGAATCCTAAGTTAATAGGTCGTTGCCATACCGAAATTGGAAAGGCACCAGACACTGTGTCTAGTCCTAGTCGTGACATGTCTGGATGTTGGAATTGTTCCAACCACACATCGGTATCCTCTGTCCAAAAACAATATCCTTGTTTGAACTGTACCTCTGGGTGTTCTCCATCTGTCCATCCATCACCAAGCATAAAATAAGCATCAAAGTTAGTTTGATCTAAGTTTGACTCAATTCTATTCTCGGTAGATTTATATATGAACCCAAGGGGGAAAGACTGTCTCATTACCCATGTGTTTTTGTAATATTCTTTGAAAGCAGGGCATTGGTAATGTCTATATGTTGTAGGATAGTCTTTGAGAGCAGGGGTTGGTGCCTCAAAGTAATCCTCTGCCCAGAAATCTAGTTCAGACTCGTCGGCAAATGCTTGTTCACTTCCACCTACAACATAATTGTAAAATATTTTTTTAGTCTTCATCTAACGCTTTGTCAATATCAGCGTCAAGTTTTGCTTGTTTTTCTGCCCTCGCTTCTGTTTGTTGAGCGAATGACTTACTAACCTTACGCTTGTCTACCTTGCGTGGTTTCCCTGCTTTGTTTTCCTTGACGATAGTAATAGCATCACCAACGGTGACTATCTCTCCTGCTTGTTCGTCTCGTATCTCTACGCTGAAGCATTCCTCAAGAAACATGACTAACTCAACCATGTCGAGTGAGTCTAACAAAAGGTCATCCATAATTTTGCTGTCCCATTTAACAGGTTCAACATTTCTATCACCCAACGTCTCAGCAATAGCAAGTGACGCTACTTCAAGTAGCACTTCATCTGTTACTGGTTTGGGGGCAGCACGTAAGATATCTTTGATCTTATAGAACGTTGCTGAGTGTGACATAATTAATACTTGTACGATACTTCATTTACTTGGCATGTCGCTCTAACAAATTCTAATACCCTCATGAATTGTTCAGAGTCATCACAGTCAAGAACCTGTACTTCAGATTGTTCACTGGTAAGAGTAAACCGACGTGCGGTTATATCCACCTCACATTGTTTTAAGTAGTCTGTTTCCATGGATCTTCATAATCACTGTCTTTATGATAAGGCAATGGGTAAGCATTTGGGGTGGACATTGTGCCACTATGACATCTGGCATACTTGATGATGTCAGTAGCATAGTGCTTAATCTCCTCCAGATCAGCATGAATCTCTTTATAGATCTCCATAGCATTCTTCTGGGTGGGTATCCCCTTAACTTTTTCTTCTATGTAGTTTGCTTTCTCAGCGTTGATAAAATCAACGAGAGTCTTAGCTTGACTAGAAGATATTGTCATACCAAACATGTGGTCTGTTCCTTTACTATAGTACATTCACACCAGAATGTCAATTCAAGTAGATTCCGTTATTACATGTGATTCTAAATTCGCTTCCAGATGCTGACATATTCGCAGTGCCTGATGCACTCATCATAAAATCGTTTGTGTTTATCTTAACATCTGTACCGCCTGTCTGGAGTTCCCAACCTACTCCGCTACTGGTTGAGACATCCATACCAGAGGGTTGTCCACCCTCTATACAATCAATATTTTGTCCATGAGCAACGGTTTTTACCTTGCCTTGGACTTCTGTAAAACTGTTTCTACCAACGTTGTCATACTGACAACCCTTGACATTAAATCGAAGGTCACCCGCTGATTCTAACGCGAACGTTCCTCCTTCTTTATCCATCCTGATCACACGGTTACCTTTTATAACCTCTGTTAACTGACCACCTCCCTGCATGTCCAGCTTCTTGAAGGTGCATCTTTCGTTAATAGAGTTAGCTATAACTCTGAGTTCATTGTCAGCATTGATACCAATATTGGATGTGGAATCTATCATCATAGTTCCACCAACCTTTAGTTGATACTCACCGTCTACTCTGTCATACCTATTGCCCTCTACCTCTGTGTGTAGGTCTCCCTCCACATTCAGGTGAGCATCACCGATAACTTGAATGATAAGTTTGTCGTCCTTTTTGTTTTTTCCGACCTTAAGGGTGGTCGTTCTGTCACTATTTAGGTGTAAATCCCTTGCACTGATGATATAAGTATCCTTTTCTTCGTCCATTTCGATCAAAGAACCAGTCGCACCATGGATTATTCTGATCCTTTCACCCTCTTTCGTATTGTCAAATTCCATTACATGACCCGCTGAGGTCACTGTAACCCAGTTCTTCGGATAGTTCGTGATGTGTTGAGGATTATCATTACTCTCTTCACTACCATCGAACAGATTTGTCTGTGTGGTATCTTGTCTAGCCATTAGTAACCTCCTCCATAGTTACCACCGCCACCGCCACCACTGCTAGGTGGATCATTTTGTTGTGGTGGTGTTGTATTTTCTGTAGGTGGATCAACTGTAACAGGTGTGTCTGGTGTCTCTGTAATACCACTTGCTATGGTAGTTGTACCGCCTGATGGGTCTGACACACCTGATACCTGTGCTGTTTCTTCAACCTGTATTGTTGTATTTGGTGGATGACCAACACAATCAATGTAAGATTGAGATTCAAATATTTCGTTGAATTTAGTAGGTCCTACGTACTGATATGTAGGTACAATGTTAGCACCATATCCTTCTGGATCTACGATCCGAGGTCGTACAAATCCTAGTGTCTTTGTGCTGATAGTTGGGGTGAGTAGTCTACCCTGTGTATCAGTAGATATGTCACCTATCTCATTAGGTCCGACATATATCTTAGGATTTTTATATCCTTTACCTACGTTCGTGATGTCGATAGTGTCAAGCACTGGTAGTATGTCATCACAGTTAGCATATAATGCTGTAGCATTAGCAGGAATAGCGAGGTCATAGAACTCCTTGAGTGGATTAAGTTGGAACTTAAATGAACCACCAAGTGTCTGTACCTTCAGACCAGGTGGAATCATATCAGTCTTCTCTAGTGTTGCTAGAGCAACCAATCCAGTGTTATCGTAATCATACTCTATCACCTGTAGTATTGCTGTATTTGGATCACCATCTGATTCTTGATAGAATAGTACATCTCCTGTGTCAGCATAGTCATTTAATTCTACCTTATCTACAAGGAAGAATCTCTGTTCTCTTGGGCAATATGTATTGTCAGGATCTAATCCATAACCTACGCCTGGTTTGTTTACCCGTACCTTCTCTATCTTACCATTTTTAATAATAGGGGTCAAATCAGCACCAACACCTTCTGGTTCATTACATGTGAACATAGCTCTGACCTTAGCAGTGGTATTGATATTGGATCCTTTGTTTCTCATCAACACACCCACCATGGCACCTATGTCATCAATGATAGGTAACGCTCTGATGAGACTTGTAGACTGTGCATTGTCAAAAATTAATTCTGGGAAGCAAGGTTTCTTACGTGTGTTGCTTGGACTACAGTTTAGAGTATCAAAGTTGATCGTACCATCTGATGCACGTATAGGATATACACTGTCAAACTTCTCTATTAAACTCTTACCTTTCTCAAATGTCTTAGATGTTACACCTGTACCCGCAGCTCCAACCTCTGCGAACTCACCATTCTTAGTGTTAAATGCTTTCTTAACAAGTTGACCACCTATCAACTTGGTGACTGGAACCCATCCACGTGAGTTAGGTATAGCTGTGCCAACTAGCTGAGTCTTACCATCTTTCAATGCACTCTTCGCAGCATCACTATACTGACTCATCTGTTTCATTTGTTTATCACCTTCACTCTCTTTACCTCCTGCTCCTGTCTCGAATGTTGATAATCCAAGAGCACAAGATAGATCACCTTCACAAACCATGTCGATGAGATCTAATACTTTGTTTGTAATCTGTTGGATGAGAGCAGCATTGTTCTTGATAGCACTCAATGCACCATCAAGTATACCTAGTGCAGTGTCAAGACCTTTCATCAACTTGTCCATCAATCCACCAAACAAGTCTGAGAATATATCTTGTGCCAAACACAACGCAGCGTCTAGTGCTTGTCCTATAAGATCATTCAGCAGTCCACCGATGACATCTGCCAGTTCATTGAAGAGTTGTTTGAAGAGACAGTCAACAAGATCTCCTATGTTCTTGAGCTGATCCACAGCTGGATCTAATAAATCTGGATCAGGAATCTTGATGTCATTGATAACTTCTTGTATGTGCTTCTGTGTCTCTTTTAATACTGTACCCTTGACGTTAGCCAATACACCACCCATGAATCCTTGGATCCTATCTTGGATCGCTTCTATCTCTCCTGCTACGTCTTCTATCTTACCTGTAGTTTTATTGATAAACTCACCTATATCGTTCTTCTCTATACCTCTAGCAAACTTTAGGAACTCAGCAGTAGCACCCTTGATCTTCACATCTGCGGGTGTACCACACTTACCATTACCTACATGTATAGTATATTTCTTTCTCTCATCAGCCTTCTTCATTGCCTCAGTCTGTTGCTGTGCATCACCACGTGGGTTGACTGTTGAGACTGTATCTTCCTCAGTAGTTTCTTGTTGTACAGGACCGCTTGTGTTACCTGTACTGGAATCAGTTGATGTTGTGTCAGCTGTACCACCAACTATACCACCACCTGTACCATGTTTGTCTGGATCATAGTCTGGTGCATGTATCTGCTGATATGCTTTACTACTCTCTTCTGGTAGTTTAGTGTATATGTCATTTGGGTTCTGGTCACTGATACTACCCATGATGATAGGTATCTGAGCTGAGGATCCATCCATAAAGAATCCAACCACCCATGAGCTAACCTGTAACTGTTGGATAGAACCCATGCCACTCTTCATGGCATAGACAGCTGGCATGATACAAGATGCCCAAGGTAAATCTCTGGTTGGTAGTACCTCTTTGTCTGGGTTATGATATCCTACAATTCTAACCTTAACCTTACCTGTATAATCGTAATCTAGTGACTCCTCACCATTGTTCTCTGGATCTGACCCGTCGTTCTCGACTTGTCCTATCCACCAGTTGAACCCATCTTTACCGATGGCATGTGCTGCACTTTCTAAATTCATCCTACACTATCTCTGTACAGTGTGACCTGAGTAGACATGGTGTCTCTCTCTGTCAAGAATTGACGATATATCTTACCTATTATGTATCGACCACTATCCTCAACGTTTATTTCACCAGACTTAGCATCATATTTAGTTACCATAACTACATCTCCGATGTATAAGTCCATCTTACCTTCATACTGGAAGGTAGCTGACTGACTGAAAAACAACTGGTTCCTAATCATGGACTGACTGAGCTGTCTGGTAAGGTCTTGTGTGTACGTACCTTCTGTGTACATAGCTGTGTCCATGACCTTAGACATAATTCTAGTCGGTGCACCACCCAGTTCAGTACCACCAAATCTTCTGAAGAACTCTGGTAGTTCTGCTGTTGGGTTTAGTTTCTTCATTGAAGCATAGAAGTCATTAATAAAGAAGGGAACCTCTTCATACTTGAAGTCCTTCATGTCTAGTGTAAACGTGGTACTAGCATAACTACCGAGGTTGAGACCACGGAATATGTCCGACGCACCTGTTACAGTGAATCCATCTACAGCAATAGTTTCTTCATCTAACTCATCTGCTGAGAAATTTACCTTTATATCCTTAGCCTTTGGTTGCTCTACCAAACCATCCATTGCTTTGAAATGATATCCTCTTCTGTCTTCATAGAATAAGTACCCCGCACTCTTCTTACCACTACCATCCTGTAATATAGATCTCCATGCTAACCATGAGATAATCGTATATGGATCCCAGTATGGACTTACGAAGGATAGTCTAGTAGCACTCTCATCAACGTCAACTGTCTTGTCTGTCTTTATCTCTGTCTTCATCAACTCTGTTACTAACTCATGAGTAAACTTACCTCCTCCCTTACCAAATCTACGGGAAATTTTTTTAGCAGAATTTTTAACTGCATCAACTGAAACGCAATAGAGAGTTGCCTGTGATTTCTTACCATCTACAACCATCCTATCCTTGACATCGTATATGATCATACTATATGTGATCACATTATCATAGGTGTCAGTCCAGCTGATGTCGATAGGTTCCATACCTTGTATGTTTGATAGAACTGATGACGATGAGTCATTCAGTTTAAGTATTACCAATACATTTGACTTAGTGATGTCCTCGATATAATGTAACTCTAACAAGTTATTACTGGTAAATGGTTGCACTATCATACCCTGCTGATCCAGTTCTGGATCATACATTGACATACCTATCTTTAGGTCTAGTAGTTCAAAATTACTTTCGTTCTTCATACTATGTCGTGGGGTGTCTGTCCTCCATCTACAATACTAATGCTATGTAGTAGATGCTTACTAGGTTTTAGAGGTGCAGGAGGTAGTGGATCTTCCTCACCAATACCCATGGGAGTGTTACCCATCTTTGCTATAGCTGCCATGATCGCCTTTGTACCTTCGTCTGATGAGTCACCCATTGCACCGAGTGCTATATCAGTCTGTTGGTTGAACATCTGCTCGTTCTCCATCATCACTTGGTTCGTTAGAGTGTTTATATCTTGACTATTATATTGACTACCTTCTGATGCAGGTTGTACTTTACCTAGAAGTTTAGATATGACTCCACCAGCTGCTTTGATACCTCTAACCATAGGGGCATTTGCCATCATATTCTTAGCACCCTGTGTGATATTAGTGATGCTATTTCTCATAGCATCTATCTTAGTGTCACCTGATGTTGATAAGGTGTCAGGTGCTACTGGTTCATGTGATGCACCACCAATGCCTAAGTAACCAGGTGCACTCCTTACAAGTGACGGACCTCCTTTTGGTTCATAATCTTCCATGGTATCATCTGAACCATAGGGATCAACTATCCTCTGAACCTCAGCTGCGTACGCATCTGATTCTGCCATTGCTTCATCATATGTCTGCGGACCTTTTTTCTTCTTCTTACCGCCACCAAACATTCTACCCAAGGCACCGACTATACCACCACCTTGTACAAAGTTCATGAGTTTATTTTCTTTCTTTTTCTTCTTAGTTTTTACACCAAATGTCTTTCCTACCTTAGATACCTGTCCTTCGATTGCTGCTGTCTCACCACCTGGCACGTCTATATTGTCTAGCAACCCTGCTAATCCAGCTGCCACTGCCTTGAGTGGTAGTGCCATGGCATCTGCTAGTGCTTTCTTATAGTCTTCTAGTCCTAAATCTTCAGTCAGCTCACTGGCAACGTTCTTCTTACCTACCAGTCCTAAGCTCTCTAGTGACTTGACACCTGATTTTGTTTCAGGTCTCTGCCCAGCTGTTGGAGTTAGAGAGTTCATCATAGGTGATGGAGCTACAGCACCACCCTCCTGTAGTTTAAGTTTAGGTGTCTGCTGTCTTTGCCAACTGAATACTCTACTCTTTGGTTTTGGTTTATCTGGTTTAGGTTGTACAATCTCTGCGTCAGCACCATCATCACCCTTATCTCCCTTGTCACCTTTCTCTGGTGCTTCTTTCTCTACGGGTGCTTCTTCTTCTACATAGTCATCATCTTCGCTGTAGTCATCTGATGAGGTCAGATCCATAGGAGGGAGAGCACCTGGCGATATGAAGTTAGCAAACTTCTTCATCGTGGTCTGAGCTTTCAATACCTCATAACCATTTGCTAAGTCTTTCTTTATCCTACCGTTAGCTGAGTCATCTCTCTTGTCTGCCTCAGCAAGTTGTTGCATGTTCTCAGCAAGCAAGAAGTCCTTATACTTGTCCTCCTTGAACATTGACTTGAGCAGATCATTACGATCATCAAAGAGTTTCGTAAGATCACTTAGAACCTCATGTACGTCATCTATACTGGGAAATTTATCCATGTTCTTGCTCATAACTTAACGTATCTCCCTGAGAATGTATCGACACCATAAGCATCCATTACCTTTGCTTCGACTGTCACGACTTTAGTCACAGGTATTGGTATGGGTTTTGCCACAGGCACTGGGTAAGGAATCATCTTAGGTTTCTGTGGTTTGCCACCACCACCAAACATGTTACTAAACAACCCACCTACAGCACCAAGTAAACCAGGACCTCCCATAGCACCGTTACTGGTTGGCCACTTGACTGTCTGTGATAAAGGATAACCATAGCTAACTCCACCCTTACCAGACTCAGCTGGAGGTTCAACAGCAGTGAATGATAGTAAAGGAGCATAAGGCATAGGATTTCCTGCTCCACCGTACCTAGTTGAATTCTTCTTATTATCTGCCTCAAAGTGAAGGTGAGGTCCTGTGGAACTACCTGCACCAGGATCACCTACCTCTCCACCAGTCTCAGCAAGTTTCTCTCCTGCTACAAACTCACCAGTTCTCTTGATGAACTTACTTAGATGTGCTATACGCATCTGTATCTTAGTCTGTGGTAACCAGACATCCATCATATTTCCATATCCTCCAAACTTACCAGCTGCTAGAATCTTACCACCCTCAGTAAATCCTACGGGTGTACCTACAGGAGTTCCTATATCCACACCACCATGAGGTTTTTGTCTCCCTTCAGTTGAACCATAGGTATCAGTGATTGGGAAGTTCCCGTATGATGTAGCACTATCTGAATCCCATGATTCTGAAGTGGTTACACCATTGACAGTTGATATCTTATTAATTACTTTTCTCTTCCTAAATGTTTCTGCCTTAGCGGGTCTATTGAACATTGATCCAACTGCACCAGCTGCTAGTCCCATAGGTGTCATCTTGAGTGCTGACTTAGCTAGACCCATGGCACCACCGCCTACCCTCTTCAGGAATCCTGAAGCCATCTTTGCTATCTTACCACCCTTGAACACTGCTAGAGGCTTTCCCTTCTGTCCAAATACTGCTGCTATCTTCGCTGTTTCACCCAATATCCTTGATGATTCTGCTGTTGGTACGGGCAATGTAGACAAGAACCCCGTAGTGACATCTGTTAGTATGTTACCAACTTTACTTAATAGATTACGGAATACAGGACCTAACTTAGAGTGTGGTACAACAAGTTCTGGTTCACCACCCTCAGCTATCAGTGCTCGTGTAGGTGAAGTTACCTCACCACCGTCCTTCATACCAGTGACATCTTTAGCAACCAAAGCTGCGTCCAGTCCTGCTGATATAGCAGTACCAGGACCTGGTATTGTAGATGCTATACCTGATCCTGCTTCCATGAGAGCACCAGTTATATCACCCTTCGCTAATCTTTGAAGACCAAAACCTAGTCCAGCTATCAAACCTACGACTGGTATCTTCTTCAGTCCTATCTTGACTGCGGTCTTAGCAGCCATTTTAGTTGCTACCTTTGCTCCTGCCTTCTGTAATCCTTTCTTAGCACCAGTCTTGACTAACTTCTGTACTACTTTCTTCTTAGCTGACTTTGGTATTACTCTATTGACTAGGTTGGCACCCTTATCTTTGACTGCTGATAGAGCTGTCTTACCCGTCTGGAGTACCTTTCCTCCTACCTTCTTACCTACATTCTTTACCTGTGCTCCTAGTTTCTGACCTTGCCTAGACATAAACTTCTTAGCTTTGTCTATCTTGAGGACTCGGTTGACCTTACGACCAACTTTCAGTCCCCCTGCCTTCATCTTACGTTTCAGCTTGACGATAGGGTTCCTACCCTTCACCTTCTTCATCCTTTGTTTAAGGGTGTCTTTACCTTTATTCTTGAAATATTTTTTAGGTATAGTTAGACCACTCTTGCTTTTCTGTTTTACCTTCTTCTCTGCTTCTTTTCTTTTCTTACTTACAACTGTGACTTTGGTCTGTTGAACCTGAGTCATGAAGAACATCTTCTTCCTATTTCTGAGATATGAAATATATTCCATCTCAGTGTCGAGCATATTTTTGGCACTAGAAACCATACTACCTGATACAGGCAGTAATTTAATACCAAACATAGCAGCGACGCGAGCCTTCATCTACGTGTCCGTTTCTCTTTCTCTATACGTTCCCTTTCATCCTTTAACCACTTGGAGAGCATATTGACGTAAATGTCACGCTCCCATGGGATCATATTTTCTATGTCACTCAAGGTATATTTATGGTGTTGCACCAAGGCAAAATTCGTTGTGTAGAATCTTGCTAACCCCTCTTGGAACAGGGCTATCCGAAAAAATTGACTAATCCCTCGATGACTGCATTCGTTTTAACACCTGATTTAGGATTAGTAACTGTAAGCTCATGCCTAAGAGTAGGCATAGTGTCAAAGAAGTTTTGGATACTTTCAAACTGATCGTTAGTAAGTTTCTCCAACCATGCTTGAGCTTCTTTTGCTGTGAAGGATCCACAATCTTCTCCTTTATTATATACTCTGTCTATACATGATGACACTAACTCGTATGGGTCAGTGGTCTCTTCTGTGAAGTTAACCTTAGTAAAGTATTCTAGGTTAGGATACTTCATCTGTACCACGATGTCCTCAGTCAATTTAATTGTTGACTCATGTCCGTCTGGAAAGTTAACTTTGACAGCATCCACTGGGAATGACACTGGTACTTTAGTCTCAGGGTCATCATCACATGGAACTTCTACATCAATAGTTTCTTGAATAGATCTACCACGTAATTGTAGGAAGATGTATTCAACGTCAAAGATAGATAGGTCATCCATCTTGAACCTAGTGATGATACATGCTTTAAATATATTCTTTATCGCTTCTAGTATTTGTACACTATCATTCTCTTCTAGTGCTAGGATCAGAATCTTCTGTTCTTTAACAAGGAAAGGGCGATATTTTAATTTCTTCTTCGATGAAGGTATGACCAACTCGTAGGTTGGCGTAACAATATCAGGTAATGGCATAATAAATTAGTCCGTATATATTATATATCAGGTTCCTGAGACTTGTACTCTCTGCTCAAACTTGAACGGAGTGTACTCAGCATACTCATAGTACATACCTATACTTAACTTGACAACACCAGATCCTGCTGAACTGTAAGGTATAGATGACATCATATATGGATATGACTTACGCAACTGTACGGTGAACACGTGATAGTTTGCTGTGGGTTGTAGGTTGTTTGTATCTGGAGAAAATTTTTCGTACTTCTTTATTATTGTATCACATGTATAGTCATTATAGTAGTGTTGAGCTAATGCTCTTGCTTCCTTCTTACCTGATAGTACGCCAGGATCACCAACGTCAGCACCTTGTACAAACTGTTGCCATGCTGTGAAGAACTTAAATGCTTCTGACTTGACATCAAGTATACATGAGAAGTCCATCTCATTATATACCTTTGCCATTGCGGGTTTCATAGTAATACCCTTGTGTACTTGCTTCACATCCTGACTGGTTAATGACACGCCAGGTATCTGTGCCTCATTGATCATGTCAACCATGAGGTTATTATAAGATGTATTTTCTATCTGATATTCATCCTGCATGAACTGCTTCAACTTGTCGCCACAAGCAAACTCCAGATCAAATTGATTGGTAGAACTAGGTCCTCCTCTGGTCTGTAGGTCTGATATGAAGGATGTAACGCTTTTGAGAGTCATAAATACCCATATGGGGTGGTATTTTTATTTATGTCTCTAAAACAAGGTAAATTCAAACCTAAGAATTATAAGAAATATAAGGGAGATCCGACTGAGATATTTTATCGGTCTGGTTGGGAACTCAAGTTCATGAATTGGTGTGATAGCGATAGAGCAGTTGTTAGTTGGTCATCTGAGGAGATTGTAATACCATACAAATGTCCTACAGATAATAAGGTGCATAGATACTTCCCAGACTTCTGGGTGAAGATCAAGGAACCAACAGGAACTAAGCAATATCTGGTAGAGGTCAAACCTCTGAAGCAAACACAAGAACCTAAACCCCAGAAACGTCAAACCAAACGGTACATCACGGAGGTCATGACCTATGCTAAAAACCATGCAAAGTGGAGGGCAGCTCAGGAATACTGCGATGACAGAGGAATCAACTTCCGACTCATCACAGAGCGAGAGCTCAGAATTAACTACTCTGCTCCAAAGTCTAAGAGGAAGCAAAGTAAGTAAACCTCAGCTAAGAGAAAAAATATTTGAAGCACTCTACGACAATGCCACAGAACAACCAGAGGTAGGTAAGTGGTATTTCTTTGAATATGATCCCAAATACAGAGATAGTATAAAGAAATGGGATGAGTACCCACTAATAAAACTCATGGAAATTAAGAACGATAGACTGTTAGGTATGAACATTCACTTCCTTAGACCAAAAGCTCGTCTTGGGTCACTAAATAAAGAAGAAGCTCCTATGGAGACACTTCGTTACTACATACCTAAGAATGCCGACAACTTATTCTTCGAGATACCAGAGGAGGATATGCAGGCAATGAGTCAACTACCACTAGAACAATTCCATACAAATAGATAATGGCTGGAAATAGAGTATTATATGGCGATGATCGAACCTACCCTAAAGGTTTGACTGATATCCCTCTTGCATCTTATTTTAAGATCACTAGGTATCAGTATAATGAAGGATTAAAAGCTGCGAGAGAATCAGGTCAGAACGATGCTCAGACAGGACTAGGTAATATTGGTGGTGTAACTGACGTTGTAAGAAAAGGTAATGAGTTCCTCTATGGAGGTACAGACGGTGGAACTACTGAGGGCGATCAAAGAATGGAAGCACTCAACAATGAACTACAAGCACTTGCGTTGTCTGATATAGGTAAAGGAAAAGGTAGAGCTGGTGTAAAGAATGCAGAGAAGAGAAGAAAACAAGTATTAGCAAAAATAGCAAAAGGTGAGTATGAGCATCTATTCAGAGACGGTCCTATCACACTACAGGACGGAACTGTCATTGAAAATGCTAACGAGTTAGCTGACATAAAGAATGAATCATATGAGACTGCGGATACAGTCCCTACAATATATCGTCTACCCATGCCTAATGAGTTTCAATATTCATATGGTGCATCATGGGGAAACACATTCAAGTTAGGAACCATGGCAAGAGTTCTTGATGACCCTACTGGGGCTATCGGTCAGATGCTTGCTACAGGTACTATTGCGGGTGTGACTGACGCACTCGGTCAGATTGGATCTAACTTTACAGATGGATTGAATGATCAAGCGGGTATGGATATATCTAAATCTCTTGGTAAAGCATTTAAGGGAGCAACAGATCCACTTGGTGTAAACAGTGACATCACACAGCCAGCAAACTTCTTAGGACTAGCAGGATTAGCACCTAATGAGAACGCCATCATGATGTTCAGTAAAATGGAAATGAGATCCTTCTCATTATCATTCGAGTTCTTTGCTCGTGATGCTGAGGAAGCAGAAAATATTGATAAGATAATCAATGGATTTAAAACTGGTATGCATCCTGTTGCTAACGCTAAAGGAACTGGTGGTGTACTAGGTTTCCCAGATCTATTCAAACTGGAACCATGGTTCGGTGCTATAGATGAATTTGGTGCTGTTGTTGATGGTGGTCAACCACATCCAATGATGCCACGTTCTAAGATGTGTGCTCTTACTAATCTTAATGTAAACGCATCACCATCAAATAATTTTATCACTACTAAGGGTGGTGAAATCCCATTACAAACTGTCAGTTGTACATTTGCTGAGACAACAGCACTTACATCTGCTGATCTAGAAACAGGTAGATTCTAATGAGTTTATTTCAGAACGCACCCAATGTACTATACAACTATACGGATCAACTTTTAGATCCTAAGTATTATCGTGCCAAGAATCTATGGAGAAGAAACAATATAAGAGACGATTACTTAGCCTCTGTTGTTATCTTTGATGATGTCTTCATAAAAACTGGTGACACACCAGAATCAATAGCATTTAACTATTATAAACAGGCAGACTTAGGTTGGACTATCATGATAGTGAATAACATCACTAACTACCATGAACAATGGCCACGTACATCTGATGCTTTGAGAGACTATGTGTACACAAAATATGAAAACCCCGCTGCCATCATGATGTATGAGACAACGGAGGTTACTGATGCTTTGAATCGTAAAATTGTAAAGGCAGGACTTAGAGTTCCAAGTAACTATCAGGTCACATATTATGATGGAACTGCGTCTGCGGGTGTAACTGTAAATCCAGTATCACCTGTGACATACTATCAGTATGAAGAGAGATTGAATGCTGAGAAAGAAAAAATTAAATTAATAAAACCCATCTATATAAAAGAATTTGCTGATTTATATACAGCATCCCTTCATAAAGGTGGGTCGTTAGTTATTGGTCAGAATAAATCTGAAATTAAAATAGATTAGGGGATGAATCCTGTACCTGTATCTATGTCACCGAAATCGACAAGTCCCTGTGTCTCAGGTGTGTCGATGGTGTAAGTAAATCCATCGTCTACAAAATTATATTCCATACCATCAATAGCATCTAAATCGCCACCAACTCTTTCATCAGTAGAAGAGAAGGTGGTTTTGTGGTCTTCATCGAAGATTTTTAATCCTGCGTCTGTTAACACATGATCGTACATCTTGTTGAATACTTTTGGTGGTATGGTACAAATATGAGCACCATTCCAGAATGCGAGTGTAACCTTAGCAACGTCACGAATAGATGCTGCTAACACTTCAGTATAGATGTTGTGCTTCTTGTAGATATCAACTATAGAACGAACAACTTCTACACCTGAGTGAGAGTTATCTTCTAATCTACCAACGAAAGGTGAGACATAAGTTGCCCCTGCTTTAGCAGCTAGGATTGCTTGTGCTGTGCTGAATATTAAGGTTACGTTTACTCTAATTAATTCTTTAGATAAAGTGTGACAAGCAAGGAGTCCGTCTGGTGTACACGGAACCTTGATTGTAGCACATTCACCGAACTTTGCTTTCAATCTACGACCTTCATTGATCATAGTTTCAGCATTGCCCACGACTTCCATAGAGATATCATTGATTCCCATGTCTTTGAGTTTTTGGTACACCTTTTCTGGGTGTTTACCACTCTTCATAATAAGGGTAGGGTTGGTTGTTACACCATCAATAAGACCTGTCTCGTATGCTTCTCGTATTGCCCATACGTCAGCGGAGTCAATGAAAATCTTCATAGTTATTCGTTAGCAAGTTTGGCGAAATAAGATAAGGCATCATCTTCTTCTGCGGGAGCAGGAGTCGGTGCTGACTTAAATGTAGGAGCAGATTCTGCTGCTACAGTTTTATAGCGACCTTCACTTAGGTCTTCTAAATCCTCTATCTCTGTTTGACGAGGAGGTGTTGGTGCTGAGTTTAACACCTGATTCAATCTAGTCTCTAACTCTTCAAAAGTTTTGAACTTATCAGGAGCAGTAAAGTCAGTTAGACTATACTGTTGTGACCAGAGAGTTTCTAACTCAGAATCATCAAATCCTTTTAGTGTGCTTGGTTCAGCAAACTCGGACTTATCGTAGTTCCAATACCCTTCAACCTTACGGATCTTGACTTTAAAGTCAGCACCCTTCCAGAAATCAAATGGGTTGATTGGAGTTTCATCAGCAAATGCAGGTTGCATTGCTTCTGTTAGTTTATCAAAGATCTTCTTACCATACTTGTAAAGGAAGACTCTTCCTTCATTTTCTGGATTAGCAGGGTCTTGTAGGACGTAGATATTACTGTAGTAAGATAACTTACGTTTTTGCTTACGAGCAACCTCTTTGTCGGCATCACTACCGCTATTCCATAAGGTTCTGTTTAGGTCTGAAACAGGATCTTTTTTGCCTAAAGTTGTGAGAGAGTTCTCAATATACCATCCACCAGGACCTTGGAAGGCATGACTCCAAACTTGTGCCCATGGAAGGTCTTCTCCATCGGGTGCGGGTAGGAATCTGATTACTGCGTAACCATTGCCCGCTTTGTCTACTTCTGGTTTCCAAAGACGCTCGTCGGCACCTCTGACCTCGGTCTTGTTTAGTGACTCTGCCTTAGAAAGCAGATCAGTATAACTTGACTTTTTAAGTGAAGCAAAAGACATTGTATTCTCCGTATTGTTTGTATTGTACTGTGTAGTCGTACGTTCTATTTATAGCAGAAAAGAAAGTCGTTGACAAGGCTTTCAGACTTTTCCTTGCCAAACTTTTGTGCTAAGTAAGGACCCACTGGATCCAATCGAGTCATATAAGTATCAAAGTCCTTATACACGTTCGTGTCTGTCCCTTTCGGTTGATTATATTCTATCATCTCTTTGTATTTTGTCAAGTATTGTTTGAATGTGTCGAGGTGCTGATCTACCTCATCCATCGGGCAATATCTGACATATATGTTCTCTGAGAAATGATTACCACGTTCAAAGAAACGATAGTTCTCAGTACATTTTGGTAGGTCATCTACACCAAAGAGATACTTCTCTGTAGGGTGTTGAAAATCAAATACTATGATGACTCTCTTCTGTGTGAACCCCATGAGATCCATACCAAAGCAAGGTAAATTTGCTCCAGTGTTAGGATATATTATTGTATTATATACGTGCGTCTTGTCACTCCATATATCTACTTCTCTAGACTTAATAAAGTGTTTGTTCTTGTATATCTTAGCAGTTAAGTTAGTGCCTTTGCCTTCCCACTCTGCCCATGTATTTTGATACTCTAGATCAGGGAATGTCTCCCACACTGCCTCTTTCCAGTTCTTCCATAAATTCATTCTTCAACACTCTCCAATTCTTCAATAGCATCAACTGGTACTTCGTTACCACCTATGTTATACCAGTGTACACCATTTCGTATACCTAGGTATGATAGATCACTAAAACTATGTTCTCTTAACATAGCTTGTAGTCTATAATGTATTAGTTCAGTTCTAGTTGTGGGGATCATAATATCTAACCAAAAATGCTGTAGCAGCTATGACTACAACGATAATAATAAATGCGATCATTTTGCTTTCTCCAAATCTGCGATCATCTTCTCTACCTGTTCTTTCAACTGGTTATAGAAGGTTGAGTTTACATGCTCAGGTTTCATGCCTAACAACGTTGCTGCTTCACGTACCTGTGCGAGGATCCGTTTTGCTTCGGGTCTCTCTGATAGTGTAACACGCATAAACATTGTCTGTTGAAGATCTATCAGTTCGATCAGTTTCATCAGTTGTTGAATCTTCTGATCTACTGTCAGTATAATACCCATACGATTGATGTCAACGTATAGATCTTGCATTCTTTTTAACTCGTCCTGAACAACGTCAGACTCGAAGAACTTCATAAGTACAACTCCTTGAGAATTTTACGGTGTTTATCAGTGCTGTTTATTTTTAAAAGAGGAACATATTTAATGATCTTCTGTTTAGCGTCTGTCCATACTGGGTCGGTTGCTTTGACGTTCTGAGTGAACTCAAACATCCTTTCCATGATGACTACTGACTCTAATGTTATTTTACCACCTAACCATAATTTAATCAAGGTCGGGTGTGGTTTGCCTGTGAATAGATCATTGAAGTTATCACATGACTCCTTCATTGTATCAGCATCACTCTTAAAAATATACGACAGTGATTGTAGTTTCTTTATATAGTCCAGATAGTTCCGTTCACCATGTGCGGTCATCGACCCAATCCACTCACTATTTTCCTCTACAAAATTAGCAAGATAGAACTTTGCTAGTTCCTCCTCGTCATATTTACGTGATAGTTTTATAAAAAAATATTTGTCCTTTCTCTTGTCATAAGTTTCTTGCTTTGCCTTCGCATAATGATTCTTTGAGAAATCATATGTCTTAGTTTTGAAGTGATTACGCATGGCAAGATACATGCGATATGCTTCGTATCCTGTCACAGTGCTAGGAAACCACGACTCCCTTTCTTGATGAAGTTTAACTTCTGTGCTTCGTACTTAAGTTTCTCTTTAAGTGGTTTGTTTATTAATTTATTAACCCCTTCTATCTCAATAGATTTCTCTTCGCAATACATTACTATTGCTTCAATATAATTAAGTGAACCATCTTTGACGATGTTCTCAATCTCAAGCGAAAACTTGCTCGCAGTCATAAAATTTTCCTCTAGGGCATCATTAATTTTACCAGTCGCCATGGATCTCCTTGTAATAGTCTATGTACTCTTTTAAAATTGGTACGAACTCTAGAATGTTATCCTTTACAAAGATCTGGGGTGTCCCTTGTTCAGTAGCGATGATAGTTACAAGTTGTTTTACCTTCAAACCTGTAAGTTCTTGAAACATTATAGCATAAGCGGTCTCTTGTGAAAAGTAGTCCTGTATCCACTCTTCACGTTTGTACTTAGTTGACGTTTTAAAATCAATAATCGCTAATTCATTATCATATTCAGCAATACAGTCAACTCGTCCTGCGAGTTTTAATGTGTGAGAATATAAAGATTCTTCTAGTGCGTGTATATTATTTATCTTGTCAATATAAGGACGTATCTGGTGAAACATACCTAATGATAACACGTCATCCCTGTATCTGTCCAGAGGTTTGTTACTTAAGTAATCTTCTGCTAACTTATGACATTTGTTACCACGAGTTGATGCTCGTTTGGAGATTGCGTTTGCTTCTTCCTCACCAACTTTACGTCGCCATTTTAAGATACTATCTTTCTTCTTCTCACCTATTACAGTTGTAACAGAAGGGTAGAAATTACCTTCAACTTGGTAACGTCTACCCTCTGCTGTTGTCTTTGCTTTTAAGTTTGGAAAGTTATGTAGTTTTAGATGTTTAAAGTCCAAGATTTAATTTATTAATCAGATATGATTTCACCAAACCTGATCGGATGATATCTTGTATACCAAACTCTACCATTTCAAATTCATCCATACCTTGAATGATTTTCATGAAGTCTAGGATACCGTTCCTCTCGTTTGTTTTGACAAGATCAGTTTGTGCTGCGTCACCCGCAAAGATAATCTTTGTGTTGACACCTAGTCTAGTTATAATACTATCTAACTCGTGAAAATTCAAGTTCTGTGACTCGTCTACTAATACAATAGAGTTGTCCAGTGTAGTACCACGTAAGAAAGATGTTGACCAGAATGAGATAGTCTCTTGTGCTTTTAGATTAGCATATAGCATATCAAAGCTAGCATCATCAGGCATCTTGAACATATAGCGTACCATGTTCTGATATGGTATCTGATATAGCTCTGCCTTGTCATCATGGTCACCAGGTAAGAATCCAATCTCTCTGGTAGGCACTAATGATCTGACAATGTACAGTTTATCGTAAGATGATTGTTCATTTAAAATCTCTTGTAGAGCAAGGTACATACCTATGAAGGTTTTACCTGTACCCGCTGCTCCATATAGATAGAGATTCTTTTGCTTAGAGAACGCATCAAAAACTTTCTCCTGACTTGGAGTCAGGGGTTTTATCTGAGTTAGATATCCTGAGTTAATGGGTTTGCGTTTCATCTGTCTTTTGGTCAATCCAACCATAGAAGGTTGTTTCTTTTCTTTAACTGGCATAGACTAAGGAGCCTCGAATTTAGCGTAAGGATGATGTTTTTTGACATTACGAAGTCGGTCTTTGAAACCATCAGGTAACTTGTCCTGATAATCTCCAACTCCAGAGACTGCATCGCAGACTCCTGCATTCCAATCTTTATCCCAGTCGGGATTGCTGTCTCTCCACTCTTCATATTGAGCAAGAGTCATTTGGAGTTCTTTCATCTCTCCTGTTTTTAGGTTTTTAACTGGGTAAATTGCCATTATGTTGTCCAATCAAGTGCTTCTGATACTGTAGGGAACTCTCTTATGAACTCTCTACGACATGCTTCAGCAATGTCCATGTGTTCTTTTTGAGTTCCGTGAGCACTTCTTAAATTTATATAGTGAACCCACGACCTACATGATCCCGTCATATAGAGTTTGGTAGGAGTTGCTAACGGAAGTACAAATCTAGCACACTCTTTAGCGACACCTGACCGAATAAGTTCATTATATAAGTCTATTCCTTCAGCAAAATACTTCTTTATTGCCTTCTGTAGTCTAGTTTTCTCCTTTGAGTCTATATCATCTATACTATTCTGTCTGTTCTTATCGTCCTGTCTTCTCAAGTCTGGTATGGGTATCTCACCCAGTAAGTTAGTATTAGCGTATCGCTGACTAAACTCTTGGAACGTAAATGACCTATGTCTCAATATCTGTGCTGCTATGCCTCTAGTGGTTGTAATCTCTAATGTCATAGTTGCTTGCTCAAATACTGACCAGTGTTCATGTTCAATACAGTATTTAAGTAATCCTGCCACTTTAGGATTTTCCTGATTATTGGGGTTGGATACTCTTGCGATGAACCCCATAGTTTGTTCAGCATTAGGGGTTATTGATATCAATTTGACTGGTGTCGGTCTCAGTTTCATTACGCTGTGATGATGTATGTTGATAAAGTGCCTCGAAGATCTCGTCTGCTAAATCGTCGATATCTTCTGTTTCTGACTTGAAGTCAAACAAGTCATTTTTTCGGTTTTGTAGCTCCTTTATTTGATGCGTCAATGTACTTTTTGGCATCGAAGAGTTTTGCTGTGATTTGTCCACTGGTGTACTCTATGCTTTGTAAACTACCCTTACCTAGGGAATCATAGTAACAATCAAAAATATTGACCTTGAGACCAATAATAATATCATGATGTTCAACTCCATCTGTCATATAAGTGACAATGTAAGAATTACGAGGAAGTTTAGGATTGTCAGCGACTTTCTTATCGCAATCAATCTCTAGAACAACGATATTGTACTTATCTTGTTTTTCTGGTACATCGTCATTCTTTGCCCAAACGGTCACCCTCTACCACCCCACTCAATTTGAGGGAATGCTTCAGATACAACCGCTTTGGTCACTCTATACTTAGATTGAAGATCCTTGTTACAGGCAAGAACGAATAAATCCGCTTCTGCCTCCTGTAGACCCTCTAGGAGTTGTATAAACAACTTTTCTCTATGCATAGAGGAAAGAGTATCATCGCCACCCTTAAAGAAGCGATAGAACCCTTTATACTCACTGTCAAGACGAGTATGTTCAGTTCCTGCGGGTGCGTCATTCCTTTTAAAAGGAACTTCACCATCAGGAAGCATGAACTTGAGTGATTCATCAAAATTGATGATCATAAGTGCTCTAAGTCCATTGTTGTTGTACTTTGTTAATAATTCTACTTTCTCTTTCTTAGTCTTAGCAGAAGAGACTTGTTGTATGATTTCAGTCAACAACGCATCATTTGGTAATTTTTTCGCCATAATAATGTTACCTTATCAAATCAGTATACTATCAATCCTCATCTTCGTCAAGTAGTAGTTCATCATCCATGAATTTAACTGCTAGCAGTTCTTCATTAACATATGCTCCATTACCATCCAAAAACTCAGGATGTAGATTATCTAGTTGACGCTTATATGTGTTTTGGTCAACGGTACCTCTATATATCCATCCTATTATACCGCCTAATCCAAAGGCGAATAGGGTGCTAACACTAGCAACCCAAATTATTAAGTTAGTTTCCATTGCTCTCCGTGATGTCAAATTTAATTCTTAATCGACACCTCCACTTAAACAAAGGGAGGGTCAAATCAAAGTCTACGTTACTTCGTTTCGTCCTCCTTCTTCGTGGGAGCATTAGCTCTATGCCTTTATTTAGCGATGGATCTCTTCCTTCTGCCTGGTCGGTGATCCCACTCGTATCTTTTGGCATCGTCAATAATTCCCCTCAAGTATTTTACAATTTTCCTTGCTTCTGGTTTGCTAAGGAAGTGGTACGCTTCACGGATTTGCGTATGTTCTGAATCTTTACCTCCCCTGATGTACTCCTCAAGGTCGTGTGCGGTCTCTTCTATCGCCTTAGCGGTAGTTGACTCCAAGAACTCTAATGTCGCCTTTCTAGTCGCTTTAGAGTGCTCTAGGAGAGGGTATAGTTTGAATAGGAACCTCTTCTCCATTATTGCTACGTCCAGTGCTCTTTCAGCAAGTTCGTAGATATCGTCTGTGATTTGTTTAGACAAAGTTGTGCTCTCTTAAGTAGTGTACTGTGTCGGTACAACCACCGAGTTTTTTACCATTACATGTGACTTGGGGAAATGTTGCCCCATTGCCAAATTCTTCGTAAAACTCTTGTCGGTTGAAGTCCTTGTTTAGATCATATACTACATGTTGTAATTTGGCAAGTGTCAATACTTGCTTGATACGGTCACAAAAGGGGCAACCGTCTTTCGAGTATACAGTAAAGTTCATTGAGGTACTTCGTAATTAAACCATCCAGTAGCTATATATTTCTCCTCTATCTCTGAGATTTGCCCTTTGTGTACATGTGTCCACGCAGCAGGCCAAAGTGCGATTCTCCCCACAATCGCTTCCATGGTAAACCCTTGCTCAAGGAACATTGTTCCTCCATCTGAGCAATTATTTAGAAATATACTCCATGCCAAGGCACGAGTTGTTTGGGGATTTGGATAATTCGTAAAATTGGTCGTTTCATGATGCCACAACTTAAAACCGCCTTTTGGTTTATAGTGTTGTATATTGAAACTGTCAAATAACGAAAATCGGTCAGTATGTTGTAAATTTTTATGTTCTTTCTCGTATTCGCCAAATGCCTTTACTAGAGCACCATAGATTATCTTATGAGTAAAACTGGACTCCGAAAATCGCGTATATACGTCTGTGGAGTCCTTTAACTCAGGATCGACAAAACCATACCCTATCTGTCCCGCTTCCTTTTCGGGATGTTTGTTAAAATATTGAATTATGACATTACAATCATCGGCAGTCAAAATGTCATCATATATGCCAATAAAGTTCATTTAATCATCGTAAACTAAGCACTCAGGTTCATCTGGGTGTAAATCGCAAAATAGCTCTAGAGCATTTGGGTCGTGATGATCGCCTTTTGCGATATCATCTTTATGGTGTTCAGCATACTCCTGTAACTCTTCCAACTCTACTTTTAAGTGTCTTCTAGCAGCACTAGAAACTGTTGGATCGTCTACGTGGTCTAAGTCATACTGAATGTGTTCTTCGATAGTTTTCATCGTTCGTAACCTCGTGTACACTATTATTTATCTAAAAAACCCTACAGCGAAAAAATACCCGAAATATTTTTTCCACTTTTCCTGGCCAGAAAAGTCGGATTTCCCTCAGTATAGCATAAAAAAAGACCCCCTACAATAGGAGGTCTTTGATCTCGAACAATATTATTTAGAGTGCGTTACCACGAGGTAAAACTTCCTCTGGGAACACAAAGTTCTCATGTGGTTGGTCAACTGATGACATCCATGCTCTCATACCTTCATTAAGAAGAATGTTCTTAGTGTAGAAGGTCTCGAACTCTGGGTCTTCTGCTGCTCTTATCTCTTGAGATACAAAGTCGTATGCTCTGAGGTTAAGTGCTAGACCTACGATACCTATGGATGATGTCCACATACCCATGACAGGTACGAACAACATCAAGAAGTGTAGAAATCTTTTGTTAGAGAAAGCAATACCAAATATCTGTGACCAGAATCTGTTTGCTGTAATCATACTATAAGTTTCTTCTTCCTGTGTAGGATCAAATGCTCTGAAAGTTGTAGATTGAATCTTACCTTCAGTGTATTGTGATGTGTCTTCATACAATGTGTTCTGTACTGT